CAGCGCCGGCAACTGAGGCCAGCGGCTTCGGCCCTGATCCTGAGGATCCCAACTACCAGACCTGCACTGTTATCTGATATGGATTTGGTCAACCAGCCACCGCACTACCGCCAAGGCGAGATCGAGTGCATCGATGCGATTGAAGCCGCGCTCACGCCAGAGGAATTCGCTGGTTACTGCAAGGGTAACGCAATTAAATACATCTGGCGCATGAATCATAAGGGCGGCAGGGAATCACTTGCCAAAGCCCGCTGGTATGTAAATCGTCTTTTCAACAAGCCATGATTCTTTCAGACTTCCAGATCGCCCAGTTGATTGAGCAAGGCATGGTTAAAAACCATCTGCCTGAGCTGATCAATCCCGCCAGTCTTGACTTGAGACTCGGCAATACCATTATGATTGAATCAGCGGCTAGCCATGACATGATCCCAGTTGACATCAGCAAAAGTAGCAGGGATCAACCCTATGAGTTGGTGCCAGGGCAATTTATCTTGGCTGATACGATGGAATCATTCAACATGCCGGAAGACATTGCCGGCTTGTTTTTTCTTAAGTCAAGCCGCGCACGCGAAGGCTACGAAAACTTGCACGCTGGTTATGCCGATCCCGGCTGGCATGGTAGCACCTTAACGCTTGAACTAAAGAACAGCCGCCAGTTGCAAAGATTACCGATATGGCCTGGCCTGAAGATCGGGCAGATGGTATTCTTCAGGATGAGTGCCATCCCTGCAACCAGCTATGCGGTTGTTGGTCATTACAACGGCCACCTATCACCAACCGCCAGTCATGTCCCAAAATGATTCATCACTGAGGGAATACCTGCGCGAGATTGCGCGTTATCCGTTGCTGTCACCTGAGCAGGAAATACAACTTGGGCGGCAGGTAGTAAAGATGCAGCAACCTGATTGCACTGATCGGGAGCAACGTCAAGGGCGACGCGCTAGGGATAAGTTCATCCAATCAAATCTCAAACTGGTCGTTAATATCGCCAAGAAATATGATGGCCGGCAACGTAAAGCAATGATGCTGATGGATTTAATACAGGAAGGCAATATAGGTTTATCGCGTGCTGTTGATATGTTTGATCCTAGCAGGGGGTATAGATTTACAACTTATGCCTATTGGTGGATCAAGCAGGCAATACATCGTGCTATCGCGAATAATGATAACATGATCCGCATACCATCATCATTGCATGAAAAAATAATTAAAATTGCCAAAGTTCAAAACACTTTAATGCAGCAGTTTGGGCGATTACCAAGCCAGTTGGAAATTGCAGATGAATTAGGAATAACAATAGATGAAATGATAACAGCAATCCAACGCAACCAATCAACATCTAGCCTTGATGCAACTGGCGCTGAACTGGATCGATCAGCAATTGTTGATTTTATTGCTGATGAAAATCAATCTAGTGCATTAGATGCAATAGAAAATAACGATGCAATTAACAAAATGCTTCAAATCTATGGACAATACATTGATCAAGCAACGCGCTACATTATTGAGTGTAGACTGCTTGATAAACCTACGTCATGGCTTGAATTGCAAGAAAATACTGGTTATAGTATTGCAAAGTTGCAATCAATGCACGCAAGTGGACTTAACAGATTACGGTTAATGCTTGATCCAATTGTCAATTAATTGCTGCCGTTCGATTGTATGAAATTGCTGTAGCGAATACCATTCCAACCAGTTAGTGCTGCCTTTACCGCGATTGCAACGTTTGCAGGCTGGTATCAGGTTAGATGTAGTCGTTGTGCCACCTTTATGGCGTGGCTTGACGTGATCTAACGTATCAGCGGAGTTACCGCAATAGGCGCAGATGAAGCACCATGCTTCAAAGATTTCTTGCCTAAACTGGTTCTTCGCACTCCGCTTCGGGATCAGTTGCGTTTCGTCGATTTGATGATCCACGCAACTCCGGGATTGGTAGGACTTGAACTGAAAGACCCAGAATGTGATCGTTTGATGCTGCTAATTCTGTTAAGCGTGCTATAAAATTATCGCTAACCTCTCCGGGATCATCATCCGTGCTTTCAATCACTATTGTGTAGTCAATTTCAAGGACGTATTGTCTCATGCGATAATGCACCAACCTGTTGACGGTCCATCAACCATCCAACGAGGTTCCCAGTTGGCATAACTGTAGTGGAGTTTGGATCCTACGGTACTGCCATAGGTTCCGGCGCTTAAATTCATTTCACCCCATGGATCATTGACCCAGTAGCCCTTGGCGTCATAACCGATGATGCACAGCCAGTGGCCGCCGCCGCTGGGCGCCGTGACCGGTCCATGATGCAAGAAACCAGCCGGGACAGGCTTGCCGGCATCAATCTGCCGCTTGACTAGATCACGGTTGCCGCCAGTCTCAAAACGGGCCTTGATGCCGTACTTAGCCAGTGCCTTGAGTTGCACTGACGTATCGGTGGTATCGGCAATGCTGAAGACGGTTTTGATGTAGTCATCATCCGAATGGATGGCGCCGGGTTTCAGCGTCATCAGCAGCATGGCGCAACTGGAACTAAAGCAGGTGCGATTGGCATCGCGGTAATTATCCCGCTGCGACTGGTATGGCGTCGCCAGTGGATTCAGTTGCTTGCCGGCTTGACTCCAGACGCTGAACCACGGGCGGCTGCGACGCATGGCAACGTCATAGCCATTGACGCGGATGTCTTGCTCGAGTTCAGTGATGGCCGCAAGTTGATGCGGCAGGTTTTTGTTATTGCGAAAAAGCTGATCAAGGGTGATCGGGCTTGTATTCGTCACTTGCGACGCTTCGGGAATACAAGCGACAGCACTTGCAGGGCCAGTTGGATGTTGCTATTGGCCCGCATGGGGCTTAGAGCAATCAGCTCACTTGATGCGGCGACTCCAATTGCAATTGCAGCAGCAGTTTGAGCGTCCATCTCAGATCTGACGGTGTGCCTCTAGTTTAGCAATACGCTGCTCTGCTGTACCAAGGCGGCCAAACAACTCACGGCGGTCGGTGCGCATGTCCTCGCGGATTGCTGTGAGTTCAGCGGCAATGTGCTCAACACCAGCACTGAGCTTGACGATAGCGATATTGGCTTTTTCATCCTCTTGGCTGCGTGATGCAACCCACCGTGATGCACTACCACCAACACCGCCTAAGATCAGACAGGCAAGACCAACGATCAGATTCTCGATCACGGTCCTGGCGGTGCATTGCGTCTTGTATTTAGTTTAGCTAATCGGTTAGGATCGGTGCGCTGATCGTAAAGCCGCGCTTGCTGTCGATTACCTCTAGGCCTTGCTGCGGGCGTTCTGGCGGAAAGCCCAGCTTCAGGCCATAGGCGGTGGGACCAATCAAACTGCCGTTTACCGTCCAGCTAGAGCCATGGGTAAGGGTGTGGAAATGACCTAGAAAGGTGTGGTCTGCCCTAATACCTACATCTTGGCGGTAGATGTATTTGGTTAGCGGCACTGTGATACCACCAACACCGCCGGCATATTTGATTGCATCGCCGTGCATAAACCTTAGTTTTTTGCCTAGTACATCAAGATATAGCGTATTGCCGTTTGAAATTATGAACTCTACTTGCGAGTTGCCACTATAATGACGCCGCAGACTTTGATACATCAACCATTCGTAGCTGGTTGCATGGGCATTATCAGCCTGCATCTTTATGGTTGTCCTGCCATGATTACCGTAGCAGCATGGAACCAAAATCTTACTGAAGCCACCATTTGCCAGCAGGTAATCAATGCCACGAACAATAGCCTTCTCGCATTCAATGATTTGCTGCGTAGGCGACAACTCCTGCAACTGGATCTGCTCAGGATGAAGCCAATTATCAATTAGATCACCGCCCAGAAACACCACCATCTTGTCAATGCTGCTGGTTGATCGCAGCATGGTGATTACTTTAAGTGCATTTCTAAACAGTGCTACCGTGCGGCTGTGGAATGTATCTACATCATAAGAATTAAGATCATTCACCGTTTCAGGTTTTACTACGGCGCCGCAATGCCAATCAGTACAAAGCAGTACCGGGACAGCTTCATTGCGATCAATGTTGCTGAATCGCTCAATAGCAACGGGCGTTTCAATGGCCTTGATGTCA